GATATTTAATATAAGAATTAGTAAAGTAATTTGACAGCCTAGTCGAGAGATCCTTAGCACTACCTATATATTGATTACCATTAATTTTATTGGTTCATATATAAACCCCTCTTTTTTTAGCAAAATTTATTCTAATCGTACCTTCAGTTTGTTGAGGGTTTAAATACTCAATATGCCCATTAGGTAGTGTCGCAAGTGGAAGTAAAGAACAATGAGCAACTACGTAGTAAGTATCGTGGAAGGCAATATCCAGTGAAGCATTAGCAAGTACAACTCCACTCACATAATAACGTAATCGTTTTTGTTTAACATATAAATAATAATAATACCACTGCTTAATATTAATACTTTATAATATTATGATAAGTTATTATTATTTAATTCGATGTAAACTAAATCTATATCCTTTATATGTGGTATTATTTTCAATATTAGCGTTTATAGTATCATGAGATACGTTTAAGTCTTTTTCAGCTTCTAATAGACCATCGTATTTTCTATAAAATTCACCATCTTTAAATACAAAGATAGCTTTTCTAATATGTTTTTTAGATTTCATTTCTTCTATTAATTTAGAATATTCAGGTGAAGATATACCCATTATAGGTTCATCTTTTTCACCAAAAGGATATTTAGATATATATCAACAAGAACGGAATAAAGTTTCATTTTGCATTGATCTTTTTAAAGATATACTTATTGAAGAACTACCCAAGGATATAGCTAAAGAAGATAAAGAAGGTACTATGACTAATAATCTTTTTAATTCATCATAAACATATATAATACCTGAAGATCTACTAATTGAAATTTTTAATTTTGTTTCTGATAAATGAGGAACACTTAAATTTCTAGCCGCTTCTTTTATAGCATTATATTCAGGTTTTATTTTTTTTATTCAGTACGTTTCTCGATCTTCTAAATTATGTATTTCTAGGTCTACTTCTTCTATAATAACAAAAGCAAAATTAACTAATCCGTATTTTAAGATAGCACTAGAAATAGGTCTACCTTTTTGTGCTTCAAGTAATGCTAAGTTAAAATAATTATAAAGTCTAACTTTTATAGATCTTGTACTACCGACATAGCATTTACCATTTAATTTATTTATAATTATATAAATATATCCTTTTTTATCACCCTTAAATTCTTTATATAATTCTTTTCTATCAGTATAAAAATTATTATAAACTTTTAACGCTTTATTTGGTTTTAATTTATCTAATGTATTTATAATGTTTTTATTAACTATATTTAATAAAATCAATGAACCTAAAAAATAAAGTGAACCACTTACTTTACACTTATCATTTTATTTGATAATAAAAGAACCCAAAGATATAAATGTAAAACGAATAAACTCATTAATCTTTTAATCTTTCATAACAAAATATGTAATCTTTATATGTTCCGTTTACTTCAGCACATCTTTTTATTGTAATATGATTTATATTAAAAACTTTTTTAGCATGTGTTACTCCTTCATATTTACCTATAAATTTATTATTTAAATCATAAACAAATATTGCTTTTTTAATATGACTATTATTATTGATGTCTAATACTAACTCTTCAGATTCTTTAGAATCTCAGTTTAGTATTTTAGAAGAGTCATCAATATTATAAGGAATATTACTAAAGTATCATTCTCCTCTAAATAATGTCTGTTCTTTTATATAAGCAACTATTGTAGAATGGTTTGATTTAATCAATTTAGCTAAAGTTAAAACTGAAGGAAAAATAACTAATAACTCTTTATATGAATTATAAATATAAACAGGATAACTTGAATTAGCCTCAATCATTCTTACTTTACTTTCAATAGAGTGATTTTTATTATAAAACGGGTTATTTTCACCTGTCAAAGCTCTTGCTATTAACCCTTTAGTTTTATCTGAATGTACTCTATTATTAGCTAATTGAGAAAGTAAACTTTTAGTTTCTTCAGTGTGTTTATAACCTAATGAAGAATAACCTTGTTTTAATACATTGTAATAAGGCATTAAATGTGTTATATAAAAAGTTTCTATTGTAGTTAAATTATTAGGTTCAGCATATTCTAATATTCAAAGAGAAAAGTTGGATTGATCATACTTAAGTAAGGCTTTAACAATAGGCATATTAATGTTTTGTTTACTTTTCAAAAAAGTATTGTTAAGATAATTTCTCATTCTAGAAGACAAATGAATAGAACTTCCTACATATGTATGACCATTTATTTTGTTAATTAAATAATAAACACCTGATTTATCTTTTTGTTCTTTTAATATATTTATTCTATCTTCTTTTAAACTGTTATAAACTTTTATAGGTTTTAAATCCTTTTCATTAAAATTATTATTAGGTTCATTACTAAAATTAGAATAACTACGGCTTATATATGAATTATAATTTAAAGTACACTTGTGTATTTCTTTAAATACAAAATAAAAAAAGATTAAGAGGTTTATTACATGGACTATTTTATCTCATAATAATTTATGAGTTCTACATGTAGTCTCTGAGGTTACCATTAAAATATTTATTTTATTTAATAAAATTTTTTGGTTACCTGCTGATGATTCAAAATTAAAAATTGTCACTATAAATATAAAAAATAGTATTTTAATTGTTAGAACTTTCCAGCATATAGTAGAATTTAAAGGGAAGGCTAAGTGGTTTGATAACCCTCCAATTGTAAACATAAATACAAAACCTAATGCAAATAATAAGGATGGTATTAAGTTTAAAGAACCACCATAACAAGTAGCTAACCATGAGAATATCTTAATACCAGTAGGTACTGCAATAATCAGAGTTGCGGCAGTGAAATAGGCTCTTGTATCTACATCAAGCCCAACAGTGTACATGTGATGCAAAAATGTTAGCAGGTATTCCTTATATCTACCCGCATAGCTAATATAACTATGCGCTCCTTTCACAAGGAGAATCGGACTATATCTTCATCTTTTAATTAATAACACTAAGGATGCGCAGATCCTGTTTTTTTTGTCAAACCATTCTCCATATTAATCTGTTTCTGTCATGCTCTTACTTGGGCTAATCCTTCTTCAGTGAGATGTAATTTATTAGAAACGAAATTATGAATAGTTAATCACTTATCGAAAGATTGGGCCTTCTTAGTAAGTAATGGAAATACTTTAAAGTAAGATATTACATCATTCATTGCTTTAAACCCTGTAGCTGTGTAACGATAAACACCGTCCGTTTTGGATCTAAGAGTTACTTTACCAAACCCAAAAAGGTTTCGTATGACCAGAAGGATAGTACTATCCTTCTGATCAAGTATATAACGCATTTTTATAACATTACCTAATGCATATCTTGCATTGGATGTTATGGATACATTAAAACATCCTTCAGCGTCGGTGAAACCAGATAATCAAGCATCTTGTAATGTAACTGAAACAGCAGTATTAATCAATAGAATTGTATTTGACCCAAAACGATTGTTTAGAGCTTGAACTCACAAAGATAATTGTTGTATTCTGTGTGTAAGAGCCAGATTACCGTTAAATAAAAAGGCTAGAAGAAGAATATGTGAGGGATTATCTACAATTAATCTGTAGAAGTCATTTTTGTTCCCACTTTTCCCTTGTGGAAAATGCTTAACAGTACCTATACCTAACTTTTTCTGGGCGTAGTAAAGGATAGCACTTTCCTTTTGAGTAAGAACAAAACGTACTCTTGTACCATTCGCATAAGTTTGAATGGCACCATCTCCTTCAACAAACCCAATAAACACCGTTCGTACCCGTTTTTTTTTATGGAGTTCGAATGGGCTAGCTTTATGCTAGCTAGTATATGACTTAAAATCTAAGCTCCTGTTATGTTTTTATTAAAAGATGTTTTGCGTGTAGTCTCTGAGGGTTCCAATAACCTTTACTACTTTGAGTAAGGTATTGACCTTCCCTGCTGATAAGGTATAGTGAACTGTACCAATTAACACTAACCGTCCCGGCATATAGCAAAATGTTTATTTCTCATAAGATCTGAAAAGGCCAAGCTGGTAAAATGGATGCTGGCGAAGCATCCGTAAATTAACTGTGCATACTCAGCGCTACTAGTGAGTGAGCACCCACTTAGCAAGAAAACAACACACTATGACATTTTTCTATTAACAACACTAAAAGAATAGCACTTTGCTCCTGAGTAAGAGCAAAACGTACTCTTGTACCCTTTTAACTGAAAATTTGTATTAAATCATTACTAACTTAATTGACCACATAATAAGGCCATTAACAAAACAAAAATAAATATGTAAAAATAAGCAAAAAAATAAACAATAACCCCTTAATAAAGTTATTATTTAGATATTACTTTAGAAAATACGTATCTATTTTTTAATACCTTTCCTGATCTCAAATAAACTTTAAATGTAGCAGTTGGACAAGAAATAGCTTTTGCAGCTTGATTTCCAGAAGGATATGTTATTGCTTCATTAGTTTGTAAATCCAAAACGCTTACAGCGGTTCCTTTAGATTTAATAAGTTTATCTTTAGCATCTTGGCTCATCGTATTACCAAAATTAGGATTTTTATATCCTACTTGTAGCCCTAATTTAGCACTAGACATATTAGCTCGAGTTTCTTCCGATCGTTTTATCCCTTTTTTTATACTGGACATCTTAGCTCTACTTTCTTGACTATGCGTACTTCCTAACCGTGAACCTGCTACTTTTAGGATATTATACTCTGGCTTTAGCAAATCTATGTAATATTGCTCACGTTTTATTAAATCCTTAGAATCACAATATTCAAGGATTTTAAGAGTAAATTTGGAATAACCATATTTAAGTATAGCCCTTAAAATACGGCTTTTTGATCTATTTAAAATTCTTTCAATACTAAGCAGAGAATAATAGATACGAAATCTTTGAGATAAATTAGCTGCAGACCCTACATAAGATTCACCTGTATCGTTGTTAACCCACAGATAAATTCCGCTTTTATTTTTATTCTCTTGTAATATATGCAGTTTTTGAGTATCAGCATTGTCATAGACCTTTACTGGTTTTATATTATTTTCACTCCCCTCCTTCGGAGGCGAGCTTGAAGTAGAATAATTTTGGCGTAATCAGTTATCGGATAGATGTTGCGCGTCCTTTCCAAACAGTGTATTATAATACTGACGAAATGCTGAAAAATTAAAAGATGTTTCGCGTATAGCCTCTGAAGCGCTCTGTGTTTTACTCTCTGATGAGCACAGGGACAGATTGCCGGCTGATTGGGCATAGCTAATTGTATTTTCACCATTCAAGGTAACAATTAGCACTAAGCCGTTCCAGCTTACAGCGAAATAAATAATATAAATCCTCAGATCACTAAGAGGCGAAGCCAAAACTCAACTTCAAACTACAAATCCTAAAATTCCAATAGAACACATGGCATAGCTGTATTTTTCCTGTATATAAAGTTGAATTACAGTCCCTTGGGGCTCTCGCCCCTGCCTGTAAGGGCTAACAAGAAAACTATTTTAATCTATTACTATTCATCTCCGAATTTAATTCCTTAAGTGTTTTTAAACCTTCTGTAGTTAAATGTTTTTTCAGTTTTATAATATTCATACCTTTTGTAAAACAAATATAATCCTCTTGTTTTAGGTTTAAAAGAGGGTAGGTATCAAAATGAGGTAATATTTTATATAATAAAGAAGGAATATCTTGTACTATAAAGTCGCATCTAGGTGTATTTAAATTGGATCTTAATGCAATAGTACCACAGTCAAAAAATTTAGTAAATAATCTCATAAGCTCTAAATCTTTGCTATGCTGAGCTATATGAAATCTACAAGACACAATTTGTGATAAAGAATTAATTTTAGCAGGTCTAATATATATAGAAAACCCTCCATCACCCGCTACAAATCCTGACACCCATTGAGGATTTAAATTTGCAGGTAAATTTATAATAGGTTTGTTCGCCGATATTATATTAGGGTAATCTTTTAAAACTTTTTTTGACATTCCTTTGTTTATGGCAGCATAGTAAGAAAGAGTATTTAAAAATCCTTGTTCGGTTAAATGATCTTTATTTAAAATAATTTCCACTACCTTAGATCATAATAAAAAATCTATCCTTTTTTTACTTATTAGTGGATAGTTTGTAAAGTGTGGTATTATAATATCCTTTATATAGTTAACATTAGTAACTCTATACACAGCTAATTTTCGATCTGATCTAATGTATACAGCACCTACACCAAAAAAAGACTTTATCTTATATAAAATATCTTTATCTTTTTCATGCAGATTTATTTCAAATGAAATTCTTACTTTTCTTTTAAAAATTTCCGATATTTCTACTATTACACTAAAACAACCTTCAGCATCCACAAACCCTGTAACCCAATCAGGATCCAGTTTATTTTCTAAATGATCTATAGATAATTTTCTTGTTAATACTTTATATACATTTCTTATGTTTAATTTTATGGATAAAATGTTATAAAAAAATACGGGACTATATATTAAGCACTCTGCAAGGCTTCTCCACGTATAGTCTCTGAGGTTACTAAATAAATTAATAGTATTTAAAATATGTGTTATGTTTGATAATATATTTGTTTTTGTAACCTGCTGATTACTCATTGTAATATCCTTAAATTTGTTACTAATAATTTTATTATTACTAGTATTTAAGGTGTTAGAGGTTTCCAGCATTGAATGGAGATTCATGCAACTATTAAGTAGCGTGGGCCTATTCTTGACCATACCAAGATAACCAAAAACGCTCTTATTTGAATTCGCTGAAATTGTAGTACTTATTATACCAAATCCTGGGATTATTAATATGTAGCGACTATTTTGATTAACAGGACAGCTATGTATTATAACATAGTCTGTTCTTATTAATACTCAAAAACTTTTATATTCTTGTTAGGACTTTATCTTGAATTGTAGTATTTTCTTCATGACTGTTTATTAAGGACTTAATTTTTAGTATTTTAACTAGCCCTTTTTCTGTTAAATGTTGTTTGTCTTGTATTAATCTATATACCTTTCTTCATCTTAAATAGCTTATATGCTTTCTAGATTGTAAATGATATTTATCAAAATGTAGTATAACTTTTTTAGCGGAACCAAAACTAGTAGAACCATAATAATAGGTATCTTTAGATTTTCTATATCCAATATTTCCACCTAAATAATCTTTTATCATGGTCAACAATAAATCATTTTTCTGATCTATTTGATAATTTAATCTTACTTCCGGCTTATTTCTGGTAATACGTTTAATAATTTTTATTTGAAAACTAGCATCCGCATCAGAAAAACCTGCTAATCAGTGATTGTCAAAATTGTTGGTTGAGTTCATAGTAAAATTTATATTTTTGTCTTTATACCTAGTATGATTTAATATATTATTAACTACCTGGTTAAATCTGTGTTCTGTTCTTAATTTATCATTTATTAAGTTAAGTACATTTAACATACCTTCTTTATTAGATACTATTAAAAGGTATGCGTTTTTATCCTTCACTTTTTTGACATTACCGTAACCTAATTTTTCTTTCAGATAATAAGCTAAAAATGCATCTGAAGAGCTAAAAACTATAACTAGTTGTTGAGCTTTACTAAAATGACCATCCCCATCTATTAATCCTGCTATATAATGACCTAATTGTTCATTATTTATAGGCTTCAAGTGTTTAGGTACGTGATTTGATATACGTTTAACATTCTCTGAATTTACTACAATTCCGTCGCGTAAAGTCTCTGAGGTTTCATTTTTTATACTTAAAATGTTACCGGCTGATTTACTTCTTTGTTCTAACTTTTTTACTGTATCATTTAAGATGGAGTATTTAGAACTATATAGCGAAGCAGTCCCAGCATATGGCAACGTTAAGAGGCCTACATTCGTAACCTCTGGATGTCCAAAGAATCCAATTCCTTATTGTACAATTCTTTTAACCTTTTAATCGTACAACCTGATGGCTTTCATCAGCCTTTCTTTAGACATTAAAAGAGGAATCCGACTGTACATTAAGCAGCATTGCAGCCACCCACCGGTGAACCAGTCTGTAGCGATCTCTTAGGAAACCGACGGTCTCATCTTAAGAGATTTTGACCGTTTGGATAATTACTTATCCTACCAGCATAGCTCTTGTATTTTATTGTTTCCTCCTAAGAATTGCACAATAAATTGCAACAAGAACTAGGGTTGTGGTATACCAATCGGTATTCGTCATAAAGGGTCTTATTTCGTTTTACATCTGCCCTAAATAACTCCATAGTTTTGACTAAACCAAGCCCCTGTTTTCCTTTATATATCCTTTTTATTAATTTGTTTAGCCAATTCTATTAATTCTAATCTAGAACTATGTTCAAAATGATCTTTATTAACTAATCTGTAATAAAGTGATTTTCACATTATATAACTATCTTTCTTTTTAGTTATAAGACTGTATTCATCAAAATAAGTAAATAAACCTTTACAGTTTTTTACACCATTTATTCTTAATTCTCATACATCACTAGCAGAATGAGGTACTACAGCACCTATTGCTAAATATTCAGAAAGTATAGTTGAAAGATGCTCTAAAACATCTTTGTTAGCGTCCCATTTTTGAGTTAATATATATCTGAATCTATAACTAGGACTATTAGATAATAAAGAACAAGTGAAACAACCTTCTCCATCTGTTATACCTGATAATCAACCATCTTTTAAAGAAGGAATACTACAAACATCCGAATGAGCTATCGTTGTAAAGTTTTTCTTTAAAAGTTTTTCATTAAAAGAAGAAAGAAAAGTTAAAAATCTAGCATTTCTTGTTGGAAATACCATATTACCATTAAATAATAAACAAATCAAGTATAAATTTCTAATGTCTTGAATAACAAATCTGTGTGTATTTTGTTTAACAGATTGTTTAATTACTTTACCAAATCCAAGATTATCCTTAATATAATATAAACTCTTTACATCCATAGTGGATTGAGTTATAACAAAAGATAAATCTCCTCTTTTAGCTAGAATGAAAGAACCTTCTCCTTCTGAAAATCCTATAAGTCATTCAAGAAATTTACTGCTAGGTTGTTTAATATTAGGATAGTGTTCGCTAAATTTAGAATAAAAAAGTTTAAAATCAAATGATTTCCCTTTTTTTAGAATAGGTAACATAGTATATAGGCACATATAATTTTCTCTTAAGAAAAGATGTTGGTATAATATAGGGTCACCCCCTCCTGCTACCTCAAAGAATGATGTATTAAAGTTTCTATCAGTTAATACCATAGTAATTCCACCGGCTAAAACAGGAAGTGATAATAATAATAAAACAGCAGTAATAACAACTGCTCATGCAAATAATATTAATTTATGCAATCTTATACCAGGACTTCTCATATTAAATGTTGTTGTCATGACACTAAAAATAGTTAAACTAGTAACTATAGTGGACTATCTTTCAATCGTATTAATATACGGTCTCTAGCATCTAGTCTCTGAGGATCCCTACGGCGATTTAAATATATAATATATTTAGATTAATGCCCTTTGGTTTCCTGCTGATTAAGCATAGCTTATAAGATTTTCACTATAAAGTACTTATAAACACTGAGCTATTCCAGCATATAGTTAGAAATTTTATATGAACCCCATTATAAAGTATTTTCTTTCACATATTCACATAAATACCCTTTATATGCTTTACCTAAATTAATATGTTTAACTAATGTTACTTGAGAAGCAGATAAACCCTTATTATGTAAATATTCCACACATTTACCTAAACTATTTAACACTACAGTGTTTTCTACATTATTTACATCTGTTAATCTTATAGGTTTAGATAAACTATTTAGAGGTTTATTTTTATTATATTTAACTCTGTCTTTTTCCAACATTAAAGCTAAATCTGAATCAGACATATCTTTAACTTTAGCAGTTAACACCGGTACTCTTAAAAATAGATATTTACCTAAATAATAAGTACCGTTTTCTAAATGTTTAGAAAATGTGATATGATGAACATTTAATTTTCTAATAAAATCTATTTGTTTCGTTGAAAAAAAATATAATATGGTCATATCTCTATTATACATAAATAAACTCTTTGAGTTTGACCCGCTAGGGTTATTTGCAACTCTTATAGTATTTAATGTGAAACTAGAGTCTAACAAATAATATTGTTCTAATACAATTTCTGACCCTTTTATGTAATTATGATAAAAAGGAAATACCTGTAAAGAGAAGTTTTTCAACCCTTCTTTTTTTAAGATAGGTATTAATAAACCACTCTCTCTATGAGACAAATTAATATAGCCATTTAATCTAAAAGCTAACTGTGAAGATGAACCTACATATTTTCTACCTGTACTAATATGTGTAAAAATATATATACCAGGTATTCTTTGTTTACTATTAGGTAAACCAAGTTTATCTTTAAGAATTTCCTTAGTTATACTTTTTTCATTTAAATTAGTTAAAGTAAAACTTGTAGTATTAATTAAAGATTTTAATTCCTGTTTTGTAATTTTAATATCACAGTAAGCTAAAATTTCATTAATATTTTCAGCAGTCACAGGTTTACCACTATTAATTAGCTCAATAGCTAGAACATGTGCATGTTTATTAGGACCTGTTCTACCCAATATCTCTTTTCAACGGTTGTCCAATTTAGGTTTATTATTGTTTTCAGGAGAACCGTTTTTTTTAGAGTCATTGTCCTTGCCTAAATTGTTATCTTTTTCAGGGTTGTTATCGTTTCCATAATTATTGTCTTTTTCACACAAAGGCGAGGAGTTATTTTTAAAAGTATATTTAGGTTTAGCAGTACTAAAGTAACATTTATTAACAATTAATTGAAAGCTTATTGAATATATTAAATATGTAACAAATACAGTCAACATTAAATTCATAGCACCTAAAAGAGAACTAATACCAGATAAATGTAATCCAAATATAGCTAAATCTACACTTGGACCACTATGACTTTGTATACCTGATAAAGGAGGGTAAAGAGTTCAACCTGTACCTACCCCATTCTCTATTCCACCTGCAAATAAGAATAATACAATACTAGGAATTAAAGATAAATAACTAATATTATTAAGTCTAGGGAATCCCATATCAGGACCTCCTAATCCTAATGGAAGCAGGAAGTTACCAAAACCTCCTATTAAAGCTGGCATGCGCTTTATCACTAACTTTCGTTAATGCGCGGACTATATCTTTACCTTTAAATAACAAGTATTTACTAAGGTATTCACGTGTAGTCTCTGAAGATCCTACTCAATTTTTTTAAAAAAAAAATCGCGTTTAATGCTACAATGAGCCCTTTTATATTTGGTTTCTGGCTGATTGCCTAATCCTTTGAAATGTTACTGTATTATGCCGCTTGATCTTAAAGAGAGTCTGCATTACTAGTTCCAAAGGCTCTAAAGATATTCCAGCAAACAGTAAATGTAAAGTAAGATGTTTCTATCTTACCCGGCCGTGCCCTTTTTATATTAAATTTTGTAAGTAAATTTTCATTTACCTCGATAATAACCCGATTTCTCACCTGTTAAATATTGTCTAATAACTTGACGGTCACCTTTTAAATGTTTAGCTAAACCACCCAAAGAGTCAAATTCTATGTTTTTTTTAGGATCGTCTTTAAACTCTCCTCGGCGGAGCCGTGGTTTAGCTGTGGGGTGTTTAACGACATATATCTCTCTTTTATCTGAAATTAAACTTTTAATTTGATCCAAATCAAGTATATTAGTTTCAGGAGATTCTTCTATTAAATCTGGCGCCTTTGCGAGAAAAAAAGAAAGTATCTAGATATATCTTACCTGAGTTTAAACAATCATTTAAAGTGGTATGATGCATATTAATAAGACTATAAATTTGTTGTTTTGATTCAAAAACATATAGCAAAGCAAAATGTATTAGTATCATACACTGGAGTACCCCTTAGTTTACGAAGCTTTTCATGTATTTCTTGACTCATTGGTTCATGATGTCCAGAACCGCTAGCTACTAGATCTACATTAAGATTTGGGTTTAAACTATCTATAAAATGTTGTTCAAGTTCTACTACCTGTTCTAAACTAGAATTCTCATTCATAATATAAATGGTTAGTTTAATATGACCAAAACCATATTTATTTAAATAACGTAGAACTCTTCTAGCTTTAGTCTTAAGTATAGATGGCATAAAATAAGAACTTATTCTATTATATAGATTAATGGAATGTCCTACATACAAATTCTTTCCGTCCAAAGTTTCTCATATTAAAGAATAACTTTACGGTTATAAAAGGGTTATTATACAAAATTAATTAAAAAGCAACCCCATTTTTTCCAAGGAATACTCATTAAGCTTAAACAGCTGATTTATAATTTTAAGTATTTTCTTGCGAATTGTCTAATCTTTTGAATTGTTACTGTATTCTGCCGCTTTTCGTATACCGATAAGTTCCGAAAGTCTGCAGTACTAGTATCAAAAGCTCTAAAGAGGTTTTCGCATATAGTGTAAAGAAAGTAAGGTGTTTCCACCCTTACCCGGCCATGCTTTTATTTTATATTAATTTCGCATTATCTTATAGTAGCAATAATAACAATAACAGGTTAAATAATAACAATAACAGGTTAAATAATAACAATAACAGGTTAAATAATAATAATAATAACAGGTTAAATAATAACAATAACAGGTTAAATAATAACAAATGAACAAAATTATTTCTAGATAACTAGTTTTGTACTAAGAAACCTTTAATCCCACGCGGGGTTGGATAGAGGGCTAGTAATGAAAATCTATTTTCTTTTTGTGTTCATCCCTGCTTTAATTACTCGAATTTTATCTAACCCTTCTGGAGTTTTATGAGCATTACTATTCATTAATTCAGCGACTTGACAAAAATCTAGAAAATCCTTATTTTTATTTCCAATAATAGGGTGTTTCTGAAAAAGAGGTATAAGTTTATCTGTAATAAGTGATAATTTTACCACTCTAAATTCAGAAATGCCCGTACGCTCTTTTATAAAACCTCCCCCTAAAAGCTTATTGAAACATTTCAATAATTCAAGATCACGATTATGTTGAGTTATTAAGAATTTAAGAATTACTTGATGTCCTATTTTATGAGAGGAAGATTTTAGTATTTCTACTGAGAAACTTCCATCTCCACTTGTAAAACCTGCAAATCAATAAGGATTTATCACTTCTGGTAAAGCTACTTCAGTTCTTTCTTACCCCTAGGGGAGAGAAACAATATTCTTAAAAGATGAATATAATTCATCGTTTAAAAGGCCTTTATTTAAAGATGCTTTAATCCCTATTAGTTTATGTATTCCTTCTATATTTTTATGTTCTTTTTGTTTAATTAATTCAATAGCTAATTTAAATAATAAAAAATCAGCTTTCTTTTTAGTTAATAAAGGATATAATTCGAAATGAGGAATAATAACATTAACTAAATCCTTAAGAGAATTAACTTGATATAATGCGGATTCTTTATTACTACTAATATTACCCACACCAAAAAATTCTTTTATATCTAATAAGATAGAAAGATCTTTAACATGTAGGTTTATAAAGAAATAAGGAATCACTTCTCAACCTACTTTTAGTTTAGGGTTTTTACGAACTCTAAACCCAAAACATGATTCAGCATCAGAAAACCCTGTCACTAAATAAGGATTTAAGTTATTAGGAGTAGAAGAGGAAACACCTTTTTGCTTCTTAGTTACTTTAAGTATTATATCTCTATTATTATAAGGATCATCTACTAATACTTTAACATAATTGTGTTTTTTATTATTACCATTTTTGTGTTTATTATGAGAATTATTGTCTTCATTGTCAGGGCTGTAACCGTCCTTGTTGTCATCACATTCACTTAACAAGGGTGAATCGTTATTATCGCTATTTACTTCTTTGAAAAAAGTAAAGTGCGAGTTTAATATAAAACCTTTTTTGACCATAAAGAATATCATTATTATAGCATGAGCAGTAATAATACTGTTATATAATTGATTATCAGCAATAAACTGAACACCGGGCCCTGACAACTCTAATCTGATCAAAACAGAAAAGGCAGTACCCACTAAACCTGCAAATAATGCATATATTAAATATAAAACACCTATATCTTTAGCATTTGAAGATAAAAATCATCTTTCAAATCACATACTTATAGAGGATACAATTATATTTAGGTTGTATTTATTTTTGTTAGATAAAATAATCGTGCTTTTAATTAAATTAGTCACGGGTATAACATTCGAGCAAACAGTCATAGAATTTATAGATTTCCGCGTATAATATTAAAAAAATCTTGTAATTACGCTAATATAATTTAATAATTATAGTTAAGATTGTCACATGAGTTAATATATAACCCCCCCCCACTTTTCCTCCCCCCCAGCAGGCCTGCTGGGGGGGGATTAAAAACAAAAAACTAAAAACAAAATATTATTTTGTTTAGATAGGTAGAATCTAGGCTATTTTTATAAAATATTTTGGGGTCAATGGATACAAGGATACACCTTAATTTTAGATAAAACTGCCTTATATAACTGTTCTGCCTATTGAGGTATATCCTAAACTATCTAACGGTGTTTTAGTAAAATTACACTTTTAAAATCTCCTCCCCCCCCAGCAGGCCTGCTGGGGGGGGGGATATAGAATTATAACCTATAAGTGTCAAGAAATAAGTGATTTGAACACTTAACCTCTTGTGTCGAACAAATGCTCTACCAATTGAGCTAATTTCTTTTTTTTTGTGGCCTTTAATCAAATATAATTTAATCTTCTACCATTAATTGCTGTACAAATATAATAACTACAAGCCAAAGCCGGCCAAAGCCGGCCAAAGCCGGCCAAAGCCGTTTACTATAAATATAAGGCAATTTTCCCTAGTTATAATAAAGGGGATTTGTTATATTATTTTTTTATTTTCATAACAAGTTAATTGTAATCTAACAATTACTAAGTTTATTGTACTTTAACCACCTCCCCCAGCAAGCTTGCTGGGGGATGGTAGTTATTAAAAGTCATATCTTTAATCCTAAATGACCAGTTTCTTAGGATCCTCAATAGTATATGGATACAAACAGAAATAATCATACAACATCTACAAACGAACTTATTTATTTTGTTTATTTTTTCTTGATAAAAACAGATTTACCTTCAAAAATAATTGATCTATTATCAGATAGTCTACTATAAATTAAAGTTCTTGAAACATTAAAAAATTTAGCACAGTCTAAAATTGAGTAAAAAGTTTTTATAATATTTCCGTTTTCTTCTTCCAACTGAATAATTACTTGTTTTCCTACTCCTGCTAGTTTATTTAAAGATTTTATGATTTTTCTATCCCCTATAATTCCGTAATTTGAAGGGCCATTTAATAATACTGCTATGTCTTTTAATAATTGATCTCTATCTATATTAGTGTTTTTAGAAGTAGATAACCTAGAATTATTCATTTGATTAACAATAGCATTTAAAACTCTTAACCCTTCTTCTTGATAGTGATGACCTCTTTCTTTTAAATTAAAAATAATGACTCAATCGTTAAAATCTAATTCTTTTTTAGAATGCCACTTTAAAGAACTAAAAAATGGAATTAGCACATTTTTAATATAATCTGTTTGAGATATTACTAACTGAATTACAGGTTGATGATTAACACCTTTAGGTTTATAAATTGATTTTTTTACAACATCTGATCCATGAGTACCAGGTAAATTCTCAAGAAATTGTTTTATAGCGTCCATCAAAATTTCATCTTTAGATGATTGACTTATACTAAATAATAATTCAAATTTATTAGAACCTCTTCTTACTGAAAATGAACCTTCCCCTTCTACAAAACCAAGTAATCAATTATTCGTTATTAAAGGTATATGAAAATCAGGCATTTTAAACACAGTTCTTTTAGAGTTCATTCCATTTTTTAAATTTGTTATTTCTTTGATTATATCTTCAGTTCTTGTACTATTTGTATATAGCTCCAAAGCTTTTTTTAAATCTAAAAAATTAAGAAGCTTAGTGGTATTTAAAGGGTATTTGGTTAAGAGATCTATTATTATCTGTACCTCTCTATGGTTAGAAACAACAAAAGTACACTTATCCCCATAAGCATATACTTTACCTATACCTAAGGTTTTACATATATAATTCAGAAGAAGTTTATCGTCAATATGTAAATGTATTTCAAATCTAAAACTAAAAACTGTCTCGGATTTTTTATTTATATAAAAATGGCCTTCTCCATCTATTAACCCACATAATCATTCTTTAAATTCATTATTTAAACTAGAGTTTTTTTTTAATTCCGTACTGAAATTCTTTTTATAATTTAAATTTATATTATTTTGCAAACTTATAGTTATCAAGATCTCTCCCTTAACCTAGAGTCGAAAATAAAAACTTTCAAATTTAGAAATCTATCTTATAGGTTATAATCATAATAAACCAAATATAAGCTCCGACTGTACATTCGCGAGCATTTCAGCTCTACGTAGGCGACCCAGTCTGTAGCGGTGTTTATAGCCACCGACGGTCTTCTACTAAGGTAGTCATTAACCGTTTTCACCTTATCAAGTCATTTAACCCCCTGCGCCTTAGCGAGAAAGCTTGCTGGGGGAGATTAATGTTTTGTTATAACATCTACCATTAAAATTTATTAATGACTAGGTGAGATTTTCACTCACGACACCTATTAAAATGTCAATATAAAATTCCTGCTTCCAACCCGAGATGATGATTATTTGTTAAATGATAGGCTAGTGCACGTCATAAACCAACTGCTAAAAATGCTGTACCGATCATTACATGTACTAATTTGTTATAATAAAGGCTATTTATCCTTTATTTCCCTTTTTTACAAAAGGGTTCAGACTATATCTTCAATCATTATAAATGATTGCAGGGTGTTCGTGGTAGGGTTATTGAAAATAAAGTACTCACCTACTAGTCGTTGAACCTTCGTATATTCCTTTTTTAATTTTATTTAATATACGCTTGGCTACATATTGCCCTATTTAATAAAATAGGAGTTCTATGATAATTTACCCTGTTTTCTGTCAGTTTATTTAATATAAGTATCAAATTTAAAAATATAACCTTTATAAGATATACCTGTAATTAAACAATCTTTAATTGTTTTTCTAGATATGCTAATTTGTTTACTACATTCTACAATACTAGCATAATATTGTTTATTACCTTTAGCATCTTCAACTATTATATTTAGTTTTTCCGATACTAATTTTTCAGTATCCCTTATAAATCTTATATTGTTTTTTATTTCATATGGACTTGGTAAAGATAATAAAGAATTCAATTTTTCTAATATTATTGAATTCTCAAATTTTACTGAAGAATTACTACTTAATCTATAATTATTCATTTGAGATTTTATTAAATTTATTAATTCTACACCTTCTGGTAAATTATGATAACCATAATAATAAATTTTTACTATAATAGATCAATCTGAAAAATCTAAGAATTTTTTAGTTAACATTGAATCAATATATAAAGGTAATACTATATTAAATAAGACATGTATATTATTTATTTCTAATATAACAGTATTTCCTGATTCTCTACTATTTGTACTTAAATTACCAATTTTAAAATAGTTTAAAATACTTTTTAATAATTCTATTTCTTTAATATGATTTTCAAATTTTAATCTCGGTACTAATTTATTAGTAGAAAAAGTAGCATCTCCTTCTGTAAATCCTATTAATCAAGATTGTTCTATTTCCATATTTTCTCTAGCTGTAGAATTTAGATTAACAATTTTAATTTCTTTATAATATTCCAATATTTTTAATTTACCTTCAGGACTTAAATGTTTTTTATTAATTAATAAATTCACTGCATTTTCAAATATTAAAAATTGAAAATATTTAGAACTTTTTAATTCCATATATTTAAATATAGGTAATATAACATTTATTAAGGATTTTTGATCATTAACAAAAAAATTACATCTATTTTCAGATATAGAAATACTTCCACAATTTAATTTATCTTTAATATATTCTAAGATATGTAGATCGTCTATATGTAAACCTATTTGAAATGTTATATTTAAACTATTATAAGTATTTTTATTTAAACCTTTTAGACTAATATTAAAATTACCCTCAGCGTCAGTAAATCCAACAAGCCATTGAATAAAATTTTTATCTAATTTAATTGATTTATTGTTAGATTCTACAACTAAAGCTTTATTTTTAATTTGATATCTTATTTTATCTTCTTTTTTTATTAATTTATTAAATAACAAGATAAAAATAAATAAACTGGTAGGGGCTACATATGTTAACCCGTGGAACCCTGTTCCAAAATAAAAACATGATCCAAAAGCTCCATCTGATATAGTAAATGATGAAACTGAATATTCTACCCCCTGTAAACCTGTAAATATAACTGCCAATATAATAGTATAAAGTAAACCATATAAAGTTTTACCTCTTTTTCCGTTTATTAAAAAATGATGTCCATATGTAACAGTAAATCCTGAAGCAAGTAGAATAATTGTATTAATTAAGGGTAGTTCAAACAATCTATATC